GTTGTGTTCCATACACAAAGGCTAGGATTATCTCTAAGGCTTAGTTAAGCGTTGAGAGATAGTTCTCCGCGAAATCTTCCAAGAGGAAGACGTAGCTCGGAACCCTATTGTGGACCGGGAAAAACCGTTTCACCGCATGGTGAAAACGGGTCTCTATCGCTATACTAGAGGTGATATTTTCACCTTCCGTGTAGTTCAACAAACGGGAGTTAGCCGACAGTAAAATACTGCTGGTTCGCTTCGATTTGTGTGTAGGAGCAATCACATTCGCAGCAGCACGTAAGTGCCACAGGAGTAATGACCGCCATCCATGTGTTTTCCTTGACACCTGCCTAGTTGAATAACCCAAGAAAACGGAGAAGCCGTAATCAGGATTAGGAAGCCCCTTTAATGAGGGACGCCTTTCAACGTAAAGTCTCTTAAATCGCCAAGCCGTATGGGGATGGATTAATATCCCGCTACGAGTATCGTCATTAAACGGTACGAGGCGAAGTTTCTGGACCCTAACCCAATGCAGGAGATGATCCCACAATAGACCAGGATTGGTTGCTGAGAGCAACCCATTTATCAGATGACACATGCCCGAAAAGTCCTCTAAGCGAGGAACCTCTCTCATGTAAAAAGGAGTCACCAACCGACCATTGAAGTAGTCGGACCCACAACTCTCACGAAAGCGAGAGGCAGGGTTAACATAAGATTTCTCTTTGTTAACTTTAAATCCGAGAAAAGACAGCAGCTTAACGAGCATCCCAACTAGCTCGGTCTCGATGACGATATCGTCACCGTAAACCGAATACTTTTGGGAACCTACGGCTCGACAAGCGGCTCCGAAGATAAGGGTTTCTAAAGTGAACGTGTATCCGTTCCCCATTGAGGAGAATTTGGAATAACGTCCACTCTCAAAAGGAGCCTTATATTTGGACGATCGGAAAGCCTCAAAAAGGCGAAACCAATCGTGAGGCAACAGTAGAGCCACAGTATTGTAACTGAGGGTATCTGAAGCCATCTCCAGGTCTATGGTCGCAAGGGATCCATCAATGGATCCAATACGAGCTAGTTCCTGGTTCCGTAACTGGGAAGACAGATCTATACCCCACTTCTTTATGCGCCTTTTGACATAACTGTCAAGGGCGAGTTGGAAGGGAAGGGCATGGGTCGGTTCCTTCGCAATACTGCGATGGGTCTTCCAGTTCTTCGGTACGAAAATGACTGTATTTTGTTCTACAGCCGTAAATCGGCAGGAGGATAGATCGACCCCGGATTCCCGGAGTAAACCGCCTAGATAGAGAATTGACGCACGAGTAGAACGCAACTTACCCGTAATTTTCATATACGGGTGGGAACGCTTCCGTGTCCGGTCCTCAGTCGCTCCATTGGTCAACCTTACGTCGCGGTTCATGACCGCCTTGTAAGTATCAACATCTCCAAGAAGAACAGCAATATCATGCTGCATCTTCGACAGGCACTTTTTAAAGAAAGGCTTTTGTCGCCCCTCCTTTACTCCGTACCAGTCCAAACGCTTGTTGGAAATACGGCAGATGCGTTCGGCTCTACGGAATGAGTATTCCGCGGCTTTAGTACACCTGACGTCGTCCGTAAGGGCTTCGTTTTTTGAAAACAAAGTCCGGATCTGGCGCAAAGCCAGAAGACGATTGAAATCCTGATCTTGATACTCGAGATCAGATATTAAACCAAGAGAAGCAAGAGACTTGACGTCTCTTGCCCTCAAGTGGCCTAGAACTCTCTCGAATTCCGGGTCAGACTTAGGGAGCGAGTCTTGAAGTAACAAACGAGCCAGTTGAAACGGATCAACAACCACATTGCGTGGCGCTCGAAACTTGGGTTTCATGTGAAATCCTCAAATATAGCGCAAGACCTCCCAAAGGAAGGAGGCAAATCGGCTGTCCCAGATCGTAAGACCTAGGAAAACTATAATAAGCACAACACGGAAAATTAAAAACTTCCGCTTACGCTTTAACATAGTTTTGTGAGGTCACCGTTGCGGTGAACTCATCAGAAGCGACGACATCGCGGAAGACCGCAAGAGCCGCTGTCACATCAGCCGAAGCGCCATCCGCTGGATAGCGGACGGTTACTTCAAAAACGACCTTGGACTGCAAAGGGATATTTGCGGCGTCTTTGGTCCCATAGACCACCTGCAGAGAGTTTTCACTCGCGGCAGAGGGAGTTGCCGGCACCTTACGTTTCTGTATGAGCAAACGGGGAGCCGAGATCGTGTGTCCAGAAATGGACCAGGTCCGACGATTATTCTCATCTGAGAATTGCGTCACAGAAGTTGACATTGCTGCCATAATCAAATCTCCAAGATTGATGATAAACCCAGTATTGGGTAGAAGAATTCTACTTTCGTAGGTCCTTCTTGAAGTTAGTAAGCAAGGCCGCTGCATCTAGCAGCTTGCCCTGGTCTAGCTTCACATTTAGTTGCGGAGTATAATGAAGGCGACCAAGCGGGACTCTCATTCTAAGAGAACTCTTGGAGGTGTTTACATATGAAACACCATACGGGGACACTGCGTTGGCTCCTGGGCCTAATGCAATGTTTGTCGGTACTGCCCTGCTTTCTTCCTCAAAGAGGTAATTAACACAAGAAGTCTGCGCAACGGCTGAAGAGGCTGCCCTCGAGGCCGCGAGCGTCGTTCCAACGTTAACGATCCAGTCAGCAACAAAACTAAAAGGAATTAACTCCCATAGAGTGTTGACCGGAGACACCATTACGTTTACATACCTTGTATCGTAACGAATGCCAGCAGAAGCATAAACGCTAAGCTTCCTTTTGATGGTACACACGTCAGTCCATTGACAGTAATAACCACCATAGGTGCTTTGGTTCTCGATTTCGTTTTCGACGATTTCGAGCGGAGCCGAGTGACCAAGAGCAATCTCATAGGTCCAAGGCTCCTTCCAATAGTCGACGAAATTCTGGATATCATAACCCAGAATACGCCAACCATAGCGCCATTCTAATCTAGCTGAAGCTGCCGCTTTCGCAGTGCTCCAACCCCCTTTAAGACCCTCTCGTAAGAGGGCCAACGCCGATTTACGTATGCCTAAGACCATTTTCACCGTCTTGTGCGCTTCTGACAAAGTAGTCAGAGCGTCAAGTTGAGGTGCAATGTCAGCATACGCTTCTTGCTGGAGTGCTCGGATATTGATGTTTTGAGACATCGATCCGATCTTCGCTATGCATCCTTCCAAGGATTTGCCAGCGAGGGCAACCGCGCCATCAGAGGCGGCCTGGGGTCCCACAGTAATAGTACTATACTTGGGATTAGGACCTTTGTTTGTACCCGAATAGAACCCCACGGGGCGATCATATGTATGATCCCACCGACAATAAGAGTTCATCGGCAAAAGTCCACCGGTGTTTCGAATCTTCTTCCAGTCCTTAGTTTCGGACGCAGAATAGGATCCTGAACGCACGTTAGTGTCCCTAACTACCGTCGAATTGGTAGGAGGGGTACCGGTTCCAGAGATCTTCGTATTAGTAGTGGTAGCCACCACCGTACGAACGGGGAGGCTGTAGTTTTCTGCAGCCATTTTACGACTCCATAAGAATATGACAACAAGCCGCAACGCAAGTTGCCGTTTCGAGGTCAAATGACACCGCTTACGCGGCCGACACCCC